TTTCATCCCGTTCCGGCCTTATCAGCCGGAAGAAACAAAAAGTCATTCATCATGAAGACCAAGCGTGTAGAACGCCCGTCAACAGTGATACTGGAAGACACAATTCCAAGCGAACGTGGGGATGCCCCACATTGCCCTTCAGCATGTCTAGCCGATGCTGAGCCGACCCTTTCGGATCGTACCCAGGCTTTGGTCGCAGGACTCTCTCTGGTGCTACGGCACCATGGTGCCGGAGAGGGTCTTGTTGTGCAACTTAAGGAACAGTTGTACAGATACCTCAATTGTTGTACCGATGAGGGGGGATGGTCATCACGTGCGAAGCACATGCTGAACTCACCCCTCAATCAATACTTGAGGAATCCTCCTGCGAAACAGGACTTCCCGGACTTTAAGGCGTCCGGGGGCCTCTTGCGTTGGATGCGAGCTAGGCTCCACCAATTTTCGCGAAAGAATACTGCCCTATGGTATTCGTGGTTCCAGGCAAAGCGCGCCGCTCTGCCCGCTTCAGAATCCCTTATTGAAGCGACCTATCGCAAGCACCGTGCGACGCTGACGAAACCTGATATGGGCGATGATGATGTTATTGATAAAATAATGTCTCTTCCAACCTTTCAGAAAGTACTCGCTGCGGTCAGGACTGCTGTTGCAGCGTCCCTCGCCAAGTCCAAATTCACTGACTCTCAGCCCTCCACCCATGCCTCATACGAGAAGACTCGTGGCAAAGGTGGTTCTCAGGCTGCTCTCCTCGACCTTGTTGGTCTCGGGAAGACTCAGTCCGGACAAATTGGTGGGTTCTCCGAATTAGATTCGTTGAGATATGACCCCGTTGTTTACTCCTTGGAGGAGAAGCAAGTGTACCACGGTGTATTGACACCGGTTTACCGCGCACCGGGCGCGGAAGATTGGGCTGAACTTAGCTCACATCTTGGCGATTGGGACCTTACCAGGCCCCTTGACTGTATGATTCAGGGTGTTGTTGAACCCCTGAAGGTGCGGGTCATTTCCAAAGGACCTGCACTTCCGTACTATAGTCAGAAGCCTCTTCAGAAGGCGATGCACTCTGCGATCCGCAGTATGCCTTGCTTTCGCCTTGTCGGTCAAACCTTTGACCCGACGATGTTGATGGATCTTAGAACAGACGTCGAGAGCGACGCTTTGTGGATGAGTATTGATTATTCTGCCGCAACGGACGGACTCTCGTGGGCGTATTCTGGGAGGATCCTCCAGGAGGTGGTCGGTGCGCTACCCCTCGTTGATCAGATGAGGGCCTTTAGTGTTCTGGGGCCACATATGCTCCACTATCCGAAGGATTGTGTTGAGCCTGGTATGCAGCAAAATGGTCAGTTGATGGGTTCACCCCTATCATTTCCGATCCTGTGCCTTGCAAACCTCGGGGTTTACCTTCTTGCCAATTGGGAGAGGTTTAAAACTCTGGGATGGGGCGATGAGATGATTTTATCTCACGTCCTCTGCAATGGCGATGATATGCTGTACGCCGCTCCTAGAGAAATTTGGGACAAGCACGTGAAGATTGGTATGGCCGTTGGGCTAGCCATGTCGCCTGGGAAGGCCTACGTTCACGGTGTTTACTCGAACATCAACTCTGTCTCCTGCCATTATGATCTTGGCAATGTTGACTCCACTCCTTGGCAAGTCAACTTCCTGAACTCCGGCCTCTACTTCGGTCAGCACAAAGTGCTCTCCAAGAAGAAGAGTGTCGTGGGGAGGAACTCCTGTAATCAAACAGTTGAGGACCTTAAGGAGGAGAAAGAAGAGGCGCGCCGCCTTAAGCGAGCGGCGCTGGACTCTGAGAACCTTGTTGAGGTCGAGATTGATGTCCTCCCAGAATCCCTCGTGGATCGGGAGGCCGCCTTCTCGGCTGACCTGCTTGAAGCCGTGGAACGATCTCGTCGCGGTGAGGCGGAGCCTCAAGAAAACCTTGCGTCAGTGATTAACCTTCTTCTGAAGGGGTCGCTGCCAGGCGAAGAATGCCACCTTTTGGCTTCTTTCTTGAAGTTGCACAAGAAGACTCTGGCCGGCGAGTGCCGGACGGTAGTGAGAGTCGGTCGACGTGGGTCGCGATTCCATATCATTACCAGGAATTTATTCATCCCCATATCCAGAGGTGGAATGGGGGTGATCCCTCCAATTGGTTGGAAGTACGAGATTACTTCTAATCAACGTATGTTCGCGTACCTCTTGGATGGGATGAACAGAATTCCTGTTGTACCAGAGTGTTGCCCCTTACCTGGTTACCCTGTCGGTGATCTTCGAACCACGAAAGTGATGCCCTATGATGTGAATCAAAGGGAACATAACGAGTTCGATCCGACATCCAGACCTTTCGGATTCAGTCCCAGATTGCTTAGACGGTATCGTCGTTCGCATCTTGAACTCTCCCAAGGAATCAGGTATTACTCCCCGAACGATTCGGTTCTTGTTCGGCGGATCCGCCAGCCGTTCCTGGCTGGAAGGAGGACTGACCCAAGTCTTCGACCTGCGCTGTCGGAAGCGCAGAAGGCAGTTGCTAGACCCTCTATCGAGAGCGTCTCTTCCCGTACCCCAGTTAACTGGGCCGAGGAATCTGATGCGATCATTTGGGAGCCTGACCAGCCCTATGACAGGATGGCCTTTGGTCGCGGTTATGGGGATCGGAAAAGGTTTTCGAAGGTTCACCGTCGTCGCAGTTGGGTACGAGACCTGACGGACGACGGGGATGTTGAGAGCAATCCTGGCCCTCCTTGGGATTCGGATATCGAAATTGAAGTAGATTCCGAAACCTGGGAGGAGGTCCAGGAGCCCATGGTTCTACCTTTACCGGTTTGGATCAATGGCGTTCTCTATCTCGACTAGAACGCGGTAGCCGACCCTGGATGTCGATAAACTCCACGTCGGCCTTACGAAATGGCTTCCCATTAACTTGGAAGGTGCCGAATGCAAGCACACAAACTAGCATATTGGGTCGGTAGGCCTAAGTTATCCAAACATGTTGGGGGGGTTTTGCCCCCGTAAAGTTCAGTACTAAGATGGAGCGTTTGGGGATTCATACCCAATTCAACGCTTCCGTCGGAATGTCAAGAGACCGCACGGATAAGCTCTAAGTAGTTACTTACCGATGTACGGTCCTCCCTTGTTCAGGAGGATCCAATACATGAACAAATTTAAACCTAATAACGCCCAGAAAGGCAAGAAATCCAGCACGAAATCCGCTGGTCGGGATCGATCCTATCCCGCGGTCCGGGGAGCTGGCGCCATGATTATGGCGCCGGCCGCAATGACCCGGCCGGTTCAGTCGCAGAAAACTCTGCAGAACCGAAGAGTGATCAACTTCAAGGAATATGTCCAAGACATCGCGGGATCTGTCGCTTTCTCAGCAACAGGTTTCCCGGTCCAGCCTGGGATGTCCACCCTCTTTGCTTGGCTATCGGCGCAAGCCACCAACTACCAAGAGTACCGGTTTCGGAAGCTCCGTTTCATTTATGAGACGGAGAAGTCGTCCTCTACTTCTGGGAAGGTGATGCTTGCTTTTCAGCCCGATGCTGGCGACAGCAACCCTGCTTCCAAGCAGGAGATGCTGGAGAACCAGTTCAAAGCCGCAAATGCAGTGTGGGCACCATGCACCCTCAATGTTCCACCGGGGGAAGCCCTTGGCGCAAGACGCTATATCCGATCTGGATCCCTAGCCTCAAACCTTGATATCAAGACCTACGACATCGGTCGTCTCGTCGTCGCGGCGCAGGGTTGCGCGGACACTACTGCGATCGGGGAGCTTTATGTCGAATATGAAATCGAGCTCTTCACTCCGGTCGTCTCCGCGGCAGCCCAGGCCCTGGCGACTTCGATCGTCATCACCGGGGGGGGTACCGTATCTGATACCGCCCTCTTCGGAACTGCCGCCACATATGGCAGCGGGGGACTTGGCGTTACAGCCTCCGGGGACGTGCTGACTTTTAATCGAGTCGGCCGTTACCAGGTCGTGATCTACGCCACGGGTGTCGGATTGTTCACCGCGTTCACCCCGGTGATTACCAGCCCTAGTGGCGGGTCATCGGGTGTCCTAATCGTCGGCCTCTCAAATGCGGCCGCGAACGCGGGAACATTCGCGCAAGCCTCCTTCTATGTCTACGTAGTAAGTCGAGGAACGACCTTTACGATCGACTGCAGCACTCAGGCTACGTCCATCGCAACCTCCGGAGCGTTTATCACGCCCCTGTCTCTTGATTGAGAAGATCACTACCCGACCAGTTCATGTCTTTAAACCGAACCTAGTAGGTAAGTCGCTGGGAGCAAATGTCCGCCAGTGTTCTACTATGTACAATCTGCCATGTAAATAATTAAACATTAATACAAACATAAATAAATATGCGAGACTTCGGCAGTCGACCAGATCGTCGTTAAATCCCTGATAGAGCAGACAGCATTAGCTGCCCCCTGACCACTAAAGGTCCGCATGCTGTGCGGTATAGAAGTACAGGTGGTTAATAGTGTAGAACGGTGGGAACCCGTTACCATTTAAACTATTAGGTTGTCGCACCCCCTGGGCAGGGG